TGTTGTCGATATGGCAGCAAGTGCTTATGGTTGGTTTGCAGTATCAGGTCCACAAGCTGTATTAACTTCAGGTACATTAGTTGTGGGCAACCATGCAGTGCCTTTAGGTGCAGCAGGAGCAGTAGGACCAGCAGCAGGAGATGTAATACAAGTGATTGGTACAGTTATGATTGTTAATGTAACGACTGACTACTCACTAATTAACCTTACAGGTATTATTTAAGGGGTAACTTATGGCTAGATCAGATGTAAAAGCGGTCACTATAACCGCAGACACAGTAGCCTTAGATGCAGATGGAATCTCCGCAGCAGCGAGTGTCGGAAATAACGCAGCACTTACTATAGGTGGTGCGTTAGCTGACGGTGGTTCTGTCACACTCAGTCATGGGAGGGTAGTTACTATCCTCTCGGCTGGGAATGACGCAGCTAAATCGTTTACAGTTACAGGAACTGATGTTAATGGGGATGCTCAAACCGAGTCCATTACAGGTGCTAATGCTGGTACAGCTACTGGTACTAAATACTTTTTAACTATATCGGGTATTTCAGCCGTTGGTAATCCAGCAGGTAATGTTTCAGCAGGAGTTAATGGTTCAGCCGCAGATGTTATATTTGCAGGTAGAGCTAGACTTAAAGGAATTTATCTAACCAGTACAGCAACTGCAGGTACTGTTGATTTCTTAAACACTTCTCCTTCAGGAACAAGTATTATGGGATTAAGTTCTGTTGGTGATGCTGATGCAACAAGAGATGTAGTCATACCAGAAGAGGGAGTAATATTTACTGATGGTATTTATATTCAATACACTGTATCTACTTTTCTTACATTGACTGTATTTCATGCCTAATGGCGAAATGGCAAAATAAAGAAGTAACACTTAATAAACCCAGGGCTATTCCACAGGGCAATGGCGGTTTTGGTAAAAAACGTAAAGAAGTTTATGTTATGTGTCCCAGTAGTGATGGCGGTAAAGTAAAAAGAATTACTTTTGGCGATAAAAAAATGGGTATGCATAAAAACAGTGCTGCTAGAAAAAAAAGTTATTGTGCTAGAAGTGGTGGAATAAAAAGCGATAGATGCAGTGCTAACTATTGGGCGCGTAAAGATTGGGACTGTTAAATGGCTGCAAAAGCAAAAAGCAAAGGTAAAATTTGTCCAGAAGGTAAAGCTTGGGCAAAAAGAACCTTTGATACATATCCTTCAGCCTATGCAAACATGGCTGCATCTAAGTATTGTAAAGATCCAAACTATGCTAAAAAATCTAAAAGAACTAACAAATCTCATGGTGGACTTGTAGATATTAGAGGTCAAGGCAGAGTAATGAAAGCGAGGCTTAGATAATGGGTCAGCTTAAACAATGGAGAGACCAAAACTGGAAAAGAATAGATAGTCAAGGCAATATTGCTGGAGAATGTGGTACTAGTAAAGATAAAAAAAATCCAGATCGTTGTTTACCAGCGTCAAAAGCAAATAGTCTTACTAAAAAACAAAGAGCTTCAACTGCAAATAAGAAAAAAAGAGAAAGTGCAACAGTTGTTGCAAATACAAAAGCAGCTAAAGTTTCTGTAAATTCTGGTGGCGAGATTAGAAAACAAAATAGAATAAAAATGAAAAACGGTGGCTTTATTGCAAAAGGTTGCGGTAAAGTATTAAACGATAGAAGAAAAGTAACTACAATTTCTTGAGGAAAAGATATGTTTAAAAGAACTAAAGGATACGCTAATGGTGGATCTGTAAAAGGCACTAAATACATGGCAAAAGGCGGTCCTTCAAAAAAAACTAAAGGCATGGCAAAAGGTGGTAAAGCTACTAAATATATGGCTAAAGGTGGTAGTGCTATGAAGGGTACTAAATACATGGCTAAAGGTGGAGCTACGAAAGGAACTAAATACATGGCTAAAGGCGGTAAGCGTTAATTTACAATTCTTATGTCATATTTAATTTCTAACATACCCCAGTTTAAATGCTGGGTAAGAAAAGAATTTACAGCAAATCATAGCAAATATCATGGAGAGTATTTACATGCTCTTGCTATAGCTGTTAATACAATTCCAGACAGGTCTTTATCGTTCCAAGTAGTTTTTACTGGCTGTGAAATAGACAGCATGGAAGATGCAGAGAATGTTCATGGTGGTGCTATGTGGGCAAGAATGCCTATACAAGCCTTAGTAGCAGATATACCATTAGGTGAATGGCCTTCACCAATGGAAGATCATTTAGCTCAACCGTGGGATTGTTTAAGTCACGAACATTCTATTGTTGTTATGGACAGAGTAAGTTCATCCCCCTGGCTATGTAAAATAGGTGGAGAATTTCATACAGGTAAATATTTATTTACTGTAGATTATACTGATAATTCAATAGCAGATGATCCTGCTCAACATAAGCAGTCACATGTGTTATATTTAACAGAAGCTGGTGAATATACTGGTAGTTTTGTAGCCTTACCTAATAATAGAGTAAGAGCAACAAATCCTGCTTTATGGCGTGTAGGTGAGGGAGCGCCAGACTTTATGCCCTCTCAATGGACGCATTCAGCAGAACAACATGAAAGTTATATAGATCCAAACATTACATTTAATAATCTATATGCTCCAGAGGAAGATTAAGATGGCAGAACTTACTAAAGCTCAAACAAGAAAAATGATTAAAGAGTTAAAAAATGCATCTAGATTACATGCTAATCAAGCTCAAAGATTACAAAAAACTTTAAAAAATATTAAGAAAAAATAATGGCAATATCAAATAGCACAAATTTTGAACCTAACGTAACTGAGTTTGTAGAAGAAGCTTATGAGCGTTGTGGTCTTGAATTGCGTACAGGTTATGATTTAAAAACAGCAAAAAGATCAATTAATCTTATGTTAGCTGAATGGGCTAATCGAGGATTAAATCAGTGGACTATAAAAGAATCTACGCAAACTGTTACTCAAAGCACCGCTTCCTATCCTTTAGATACTAGTGTAATTGATATATTAGACATGATATTAAGACGTACAATTAATGGCACAGTAACTGATACAAGCATGAATAGAGTAGGTCGATCTGAATATACTAATATTCCTACTAAATCTACAGAAGGAAGACCATCCCAGTTCTTTTTTGACAAATTAACTACACCTATTATAAAAGTTTGGCCTACACCAGAAAACTCTACAGACATATTAGTTTTTAATAATTTAATAAGAATGGATGATGCAGATACCGCCATTAATACAATGGATATGCCATTTCGTTTTTATCCTTGTTTTACTGCTGGTTTAGCTTTTTATCTTTCAGTAAAAAGAGCGCCAGAAAAAACACAATTACTAAAAGAATTATACGAAGAAGAGTTCAGAAGGGCTGCTGACCAAGACGAGGATAGAGTTTCTTTTAAAGTAAGACCTGGCATAAGAAGTACCTACTAATGGCTTACGCAGTTGGAAAATATGCACTTGGTTTATGTGATCGTTGTGGTTTTGAATATAAACTAAATGAATTAAAAGAAGAATGGAATAAATTTAAGACTTGCCCTGAATGTTTTGAGCCTAAAGCACCGCAATTAGGACCTACTCCAACCGTAACTGATGCAGAAGCTTTGTATAAGCCACGGCCTAATAATGATAAAGAAGTTGGCGAAGGTTTTGTTGTTGTAAGTGATGCTAATGTATTTAATTCTACTAGTATTAACTCTTTATCTATGAATCCTGCTTTATTAGGTGCTAATTTTAAAGTTTCAAAAATGACATCATCACTAGGAACGGTTACAATCACAATATGACTTATAACGAATTATATGCATTGATTCAAAGTTTCACTGATAATGATGAAGCAACTTTCAATACGACTATCCCTGATTTTATAAAAAATGCAGAAGATCGTATATTTAATCTTGTTCAAGAAGATTACTTTAGAAAAAACCAACAAGGTACTTTAACTGTAGGTAATCGTTTTTTAACATGCCCTACAGATTTTATTTTAAGTTTTTCTTTAGCAGTCATTGATGGAACAACAAATGATTATATCTTTTTAGAAAAGAAGCACCCCAGTTTTATGCAGGAGTATACTCCTGACATATCTGATACCAGTCTTAGAGGACTGCCTTTGTACTACGCAGATTTCGATAAATCTTACAGCACTTCTGGAAGTTCTGGAACTACTATCGTTGTCGCGCCATTACCCGATTCTGCTTACACAGTAGAGTTGCATTATCTCTATCGACCAAACAGTTTAGTAACTACTACAACTGGCACTTGGTTATCTCAAAATGCTAGAGATGCTTTACTATATGGATCATTAGTTGAGGCTTATACCTTTATGAAGGGTGAACCAGATTTACTCGCTACTTACGAGACTAGATTTCAAGAAAACATAGCTAGATTGAAAAATAGAGCAGAAGCTAGAGGCAGACGCGATGAATATCGTTATGACTCACTTCGCTCACAAGTAAGTTAAAACATAAAGGAGAAAGTATGAAACCTATCAAGGGACTTGAAGGTAAAACTGTGGCTATAGTAGGCATGGGCAAAAGTTGGTTTGATTACGACTTAGCAAAATCACATGGTGTACATTTTGATGAAGTATGGGCTATCAATGCAGTATCAAATGTAATATTTCATGATCGTGTTTTTATGATGGATCCCGCTTCAAGGTTCTTAGAAACCGATGATGCAGGTGGCCAAACAAATACTATGTCTCACATCTGTAAAACACACAAAGGTCCAATTTATACTTGTGAATTAGATAAGCGATGTCCTGGCTTAGTTGAATACCCAGTTAATGAGGTTGTATCAGAATTTAATTGTTTTTATCTAAATAATACAGTTGCTTATGCCATTGCATTTGCAATGTGGAATAAAGTAGGTTGTTTAAAGCTATTTGGCATAGATTTTACATATAAAGGTAACTTACATTTTGCCGAGGCAGGCAGAGCTTGTGTGGAGTTTTGGCTATGTAAATGCATGGAAAACGACATTAAAGTTGAAGTTGCACATTCTTCTTTCTTGCTAGATACAGCAATACCTAACGAAGAAAGATTATATGGTTATCACCGATTAGATGATCCAAAAATGATAGTAGCCGATAATAAAAATAAATTGTGTGTTTTTAACAAAAGCCAAGTAGAAAAAGGCAGACTAGACAACAAAGAAAAAGAACAAGAATTTGTTTATGTAGATAGATATGATTCTAATTTAAAAAAATCCCAAGCAGGAGATCCTAAAAAATGGTAATTAAAATTACGCCAGATGGGATTCCAGAATTAGGCATGGTCGAAATAGCGACAACTAAGTTTGGTGGACACCCCCCTGAGTTTTGGGCAGAGCAATTAACTGATAAAATATGCGGATATTCTGACAATAATGAACCTCATATAAAAGAGCAAGCTAGAGCTTATAAGGATTTAATTCGTCAAGTGTGTTTGATTTACCTTAAAAATGCTATAAAATCTTATAAGGCAAGTCTCATACAAGAGTTATTGAAAGCTGGCGATGAAGATTTAGCTAATATTATTAAGAGGATATAAGTATGGCAATCACAAGCACACTAACAACAAGCTTTAAAGTACAGTTGTTGACTGCTACTCATAATTTTACCAACAGCACTGGCAATAGTTTTAAATTAGCTTTATATACAAGTTCTGCTACTTTAGGCGCAACTACTACAGCTTTTACAACAACTGGACAAGCTTCTGGTACAAATTATAGTTCAGGTGGATCAGCATTAGTTAATGTAACTCCAAGTTCTACTGGAACTACAGCAGTTACTGATTTTAACGATTTAACATTTTCTACTGCTACAATAACTGCTCGCGGTTGTATGATTTATAACGATACTAATGGCGATAAATCAGTAGCAACAATTGATTTTGGTGGAGATAAAACCAGTACAGCAGGCGATTTTACAGTTGTTTTTCCCGCAAAAGCAGCAGGAACAGCTATAATTCGTATAGCTTAATTAATTAAATGTCCGATCAACAATTAAACGGTTGGGGACGAGCAACAGGGTGGGGAAGCCTAGCTTTTGGCGAAGGTACAGTTCCTGTAAGCCCATCTGCACCAGCGGCTGCTAATGCAACTGGCGCACCTACCGCTGGAGTAAACGCACAGGCCATAGCAGTATGTCCAAGTGCTTTAGGAACATTAGGTTCTGTATCTGTTCTTGTTGATGGCGAGGCAAATGTTTTTCCATCAGGAGTAGCAGTAACTTCCGCTCTTGGCAGTATATCTTTAGTAACAAATAACAATCTATCAGTATCAGGATATGCTATAACTAGTACGTTAGGCACAGTAACTGTTGATGCTGAAGCAAACGTTACTCTAGGATCTTTAGATGCTTTAACAGGTAATGTAGGCATATTGGTAGCTTGGAGTATGATTAATGAAGATCAAACATCTCGCTTCCAAGATATAAGTGAAAGTCAAACTCCAAATTGGACAGATGTTGCAGCCTAACAAATTGAGTATATAATGAATATACTTAGAATAAATTATATAGAATTTTTAGTGGAGACAATAAATGGCATCGACTTACGTAAATGACCTAAGATTAAACGAAATGGCCACTGGTGATGCCAGTGGAACCTGGGGTACAACAACTAATACTAACCTAGAGTTAATCGGTGAAGGTCTTAGTTACGGAACTGAGGGGATAACTACTAACGCTAATACCCACGCTTCAGTTGTAGCAGATGGTGCAACTGATCCTGTACGTTCTATGTATGTTGAGTATACAGGCACACTAGATTCAGCATGTACTATTACCATAAGCCCAAACACAATTAACAGAATGCACTTTATCGAAAATGGTACAAGTGGTTCGCAAAATATTATTATTTCTCAAGGTACTGGTGCTAACGTAACCATACTTCCGGGAGATACTAAAGCAGTTTACCTAGATGGTGCTGGTTCAGGTGCAGCAGTTGTAGATGCTTTTGCTAGTCTTAGCGTAGTAGATTTAAGAGTAGATGATGACCTTACAGTTACAGATGATGCTGCGATAGGTGGTGATCTAGCAGTTACTGGTGCAGCAGTTGTTGATAGCACAATTAATACAGTAGGCATAACAGGTCCTAAAACAAACTTTGTAGGCAGTATGCTTATTAGCAACGATGCTGGTACAGGTACACTAAATGCAGCCTCTAACAATACAGGTTTTGGTAATGAAGTATTTGATGATCTTACAAGTGGTGACAATAATACTGGTGTAGGCGCACAGGCATTATCTAAACTTACAACAGGTTTAGACAACGTAGCTGTTGGCGTAAGTGCTTTAGCGGCAAACACAACAGGCGAACAGAATGTAGCTATTGGTAAAGATGCTGGATTAGCTATAACCACAGGTGATAACAATGTTGCGGTTGGAGAACAGTCTTTAATTACAGCAACAACAGCAGACAAAAACACAGCACTTGGTAGTAGAGCATTACAATTAAATACCACAGGCGCTAACAATGTTGCAGTTGGGTGTTTAGCTTTGACAGCAAACACTACAGGAACTCCTAATACAGCCGTTGGTATAAGTGCTTTAACAGCTAACACAACTGGAAACGACAACACCGCAGTCGGTGCAAATGCTTTAGATGCTGCAACAACCGCAGATGCTAATACAGCAGTAGGCGCAAATGCTGGTGGCTCTTTAACAACTGGTGCTTCTAACACGGCTATTGGTAACGATGCTTTAGAAACTGCAACAACTGGAGCAGATAACGTAGCAGTAGGTGCTTTTGCTTTAAGGGTAAATACAGCAGATGACAACACCGCAGTTGGTAATCAAGCTCTGTTAGACAATACAACTGGCGCAAATAATGTTGCCGTTGGTAAAGACTCACTTCATAATAATACAACTGCGTCAGCTAACACGTCTGTTGGTATGGAATCTATGGTCACAAACACAACAGGAACAGCTAATGTTGCGGTAGGCTTTCAAGCATTAAAAACTAACAATGGTGACAACAACACTGCTGTTGGAAACGAAGCAATGGAAGCTAATACCACAGGTGGTGCTAATACAGCATTCGGTGCAGATTCTATGGGAGCAAACACAACTGGTGATTACAACACTGCAGTTGGTCAAAACGCTTTAGATGCTAATACAACGGCAGACAACAACACAGCAGTAGGACAAGCTGCACTAGGAGCAAACACCACAGGTGCTTTGAACGTAGCAGTTGGTGCATCAGCTTTAGATGCTAATTCTACAGGTTCAGCTAATACAGCAATCGGTTTTAATGCTTTAGGTGCTTGCACAACTGATGGTAATACAGCAGTAGGTAAAGATGCACTTGAGTTATGTACTTCAGGTGTAAATACAGCCGTTGGTACTAATGCATTAGCAGCCGTAACAACAGGAACTGCTAATACAGCAATGGGACAAGATGCTTTAACTGCAAATACAGCAGCAAATAACGTAGCAGTAGGTGCTTTTGCTTTATTAGCAAACACCACAGGCGATTCTAGTGTTGCTGTGGGTAAAGACTCAATGAAAACCAATACTACAGGAAGGTTTAACTGTGCTTTAGGTTATGAATCTTTAGCCCTCAACACTACTGGCGCTAATAATGTAGGTATTGGTAAAGCGGCTTTGTATGCTAATACCACAGCAGCTAATAACACAGCTGTTGGATATAACGCTTTGTTAGCAAACACCTCAGGCGCAGGTAATGTCGCTGTTGGTCAAGGTGCGTTAGATGCTAATACTACTGCTGCAAATAATACAGGTTTAGGAACTCAAACTTTAAGTGCAAACACCACTGGCACAGCCAATGTTGCAGTCGGTTATGCTGCATTAGAAGCTAATACAACCGCAGATAGCAACACAGCAGTAGGTTTTACAGCTTTATTAACAAACACCACAGGAGCATATAACACAGCTGTGGGTTATGAAGCTTTAAGACTTTCGACTACATCTTCAAACAACACAGCATTAGGTAGGCAAGCTCTAGCAGCAAACACCACAGGAACTGAAAACACCGCTGTTGGAAACGAAGCTGGAAAAAATATTACCACAGGTCCTAATAATATAGTGATAGGTAACGAAGCGGGTGCGCACGATATAGACCTTATAACTGGAAATCAAAATGTTATTATTGGTAATTATAGTGATACTTCTGCTACTGATTCTGCTAATCAAATTGTTTTAGGTTATAACGTGACTAGTACGGGTAATGCTAATCTTACATTTGGTAATAATACAACAGATAGCAACATAGCGTTTGGTGGTACTTCAGTTACAGCTCCTTCGGATATTAGATTAAAAGAAGATATACAAGACGAAAAAGTAGGTTTAGATTTTATAAACGATTTAAGACCTGTTACTTTTCTTTGGAAAAAAGAAAAAGATATACCTTCAGATATGAAAGCTCACAAAGCTGACTCTGAAACAAGAACTATGAATGGTAAATATAATCACGG